CAAACTGGACAGCCCTTGCAAATTCATCCGGTTCCTCTGTTTTTAGCCGCCTCCACTCCTTGTCGCTATGAAAAGGACAGAACACACAAGAAGAACGAGGCGGCTCAGGCATTTCGTTCTTTCTAGCCCATTCGATGCAGTGCCTGCGAGTCATCCTCAACTCAATTAACGGCCAGCGATTAACCACCCAAGGATCCCGACTCTGCTTCATCCTTCGCATTTCATCCAAACTGATCCCAATCAGGCTGGCGACCGTTGGGTGTTTCTGCCCCCTTTTTATTGCGCAGCGCGAACGCAACTCTTTTAGTATCGGCTTTATCTTGAAATCGGAGGTGCATGAACGATGAGGAATAATCCCTTTGCTGCCGTCGCTGTTCAGAGTGTAAAAAGGAATGTTCGTCTTACTGTATTTAAGGCCTTTTTTGCTGGTCCGCATTTTCAACGAATTTGCAGCAAGACTACCAGCAGTGACCCTATATACCGGAAAAGACAGTTGCTTTTCCAACCAGTCCAACCAGTCGTAGACGCTCTTCGGTTCGGCCTGAGTGTCCGCAAAGATGGCAAAGTCAACCTCGATTCCAAGCAATTCTCCACGGCTCGCCATCATCGCCATGACCGAAGATTGAACGCCAGCGCCCAGGCTAATTACGTTCCATTGCTTTTCGCCTATCATCACTCACCCCCCGTCAAGTAAACCGCCAAGATCAAAACAAAAACCGCCACGATGCCGACTAGATCGGCTAGGGAAAGATCACTCGCCATCTTCCGACCGCTCCCAGATGGCCCACGCCTCTCGCTGCACGGCACCGAAATCATCGCGGCACGCTGGCAGATCAAGCCGATCGATGGCTTCCTCGATCGCGTCGTTCAAGGTGTCCGCATCGCTCCAAAACACATCCCGAGTTCCATCGCTCCTGACTGCAGACACCCGCCAGCCACTGTCCCAGCTCGCTGCCGCTTCCACGTCCACCCGCACGATTTCAACCGCTGTCGTCGCCATGATCGTTCTCCTGTTGTTCGTCTCTAGAAAATCCCCCGGCCACTGCGACCGGGCGGCGGTTGGCAAATCACTTGGCCGTTAGTTCTTCGTAAACTGCGCTTGCGATTTCCATGAATCGGCCAACTCCAAGAACTGCGTCGGTCGCGTCCGCGATGTCCATTCCTGCATCGACAAGCGTCTTGATGCAGACCGAAAAAACCAGATTCTTATCGGTGGTTCCCAGAAGGGCAGCGACCGCGTTGAGCTGTTCGGTTGTAATTTGCATCGTCGTTTCCTCGCGTCTTCGAGTTTCGTTCTCGCGGTCACCTTGCCGCGTCATGCCCTAATTATACACCATACATCGGCCAGGACAACCCCAGCCGTTTAGTTTTTCGGAAAAATTCCGGAATAATTTCCGGCCCAGTTTTCCCTGGATTTTCGAAGGTCTCACGCGAGACCTTGCCACGGATCGCTCCACTCCGGCCCCTGATCGGCCACCGCGCCAGCCGCCTCCGTCAGCACCCGGATCGCCATCTCCAGGGCGTCCGGCCCGTCGTCGTGCTTGCCCCCGGGAAACTCGCGGAGCTGACGCACCAGCAGCTCGTTCGACGCGGTCCTCCGGAAGACGATCTCGCGTCGTTCCAACCACGTCCCCAGCCGCTCGATCCGGAGCACCTTGTTCGCGTTGTTCTGGAGGAGGATCGGATCCGGCGCGAGGTATCCGATCGCTGCCGTCGCATCGCTCCAGTCACGCGCGAGCAGCTCCTGAAATGCGTTGCCCTCGATCGCCACCAGCACCGGCAGACGGTCCGCACAGAACCGCGCAACCGATCTCATCATCGCAGGCACCGGCTCGCGGTCGATCTTCGAGTCGACCCATAGCTTGCCACCTGAGTAGCCGACGAACACACCGCCGTAGTAGTCGCCCCTCTTCGCGTCGCGTCCCTTTGATGGATCGAGTGCGAACGCTGACAAATGGAAACGCTCAGGCCAATCATCGGTCCAGATGTTTGCGAAGTAGTGAGCCGGGAACTCTGCCGCCTCGCTGTCCCCAGGTCGCCCTTGGTAGAGACTGTTCCACCATCGCGGCGGTAGCGTCCGCTTGAGCTTGGCGAGCTTCTCGAACGGCCACCGCTCCGGCCACAATGCCTCCCCCATCTCGCGCTTGAGCGGATCGATCTTCTGGTCCTCGCATAGACCTTGCAGCGTCACGCATCGGATGGAGAAGCCCAGGTCGGCGCGACGGGTCAGCAGTCGTCCGATGAGGTCGTCCTCGTGCCACTGTGTCGAAAGGATCACGACCTTGCCCGTCGGACTCAGTCGCGTCGATACGGTCGAGGTGAACCAGTTCCAGACGTCGTCCCGGTCACGTTCGCTCGATGCCTGCTTCGGTCCGCGAACGTAGTCATCGATGAGGAACAGGTCGGCACCGTAGCCGACGATCGATCCTCCGACGCCCGATGCGATCATGCCGCCAGCCTTGCCGTCGATGTTCCAGTTGTTCGCGGAGGAGTGCGCCGCGTCGACTCCCTTGAGACCAACGAGGGGTGCCAGCTCGTGAACCTTGTCGCGGACCCAACGGGAATGGTCACGCGCGAGACCTGCGGTGTGCGTGGCGCAGATGATTCGCTTGTGCGGGTTCCGGAGCAAGAACCAAGTCGGTGCCCACTTCGACAGGAACTCCGACTTGCCGTGCCGTGGAGGAGCCTTCACGATCAAGACTTCGCGATCGCTCTTTAGGTGCGACCGGAACTCATGGTCGATCACGCTCAAATGTCGCGCCCGATGCCAGTCGCCCATCGAGAACGTCACCGCAAGGTTCGCCGGACTCAGTAGCGCCAGCGCTCGCTGGTCATTCGGCGTAGTCATCCGGCGCCCCCGGATCAGGCCTGAACTCTCGCGAGTCGAGCAATCGATCCAATCGCGGATCCGCCTCGACCGTTGCGAGGAAGTCGTTGACGTTCACCGCGTAGGTATTCTGCTGGATGTTCACCGTCACTTGATCCGGCAGTTGCGGGGCGTTGTTCGCATGGTCCATCGCGATTAGCATCTTCTGAGCCATCAGCCGGAATCGCAGATCCTTCTGCGGATCGAGAGCGATCGCAGCAGCGTCGTAGACTATCCGCTCGCGAAGACCCTTCGGCACCGGCCACCGTTGATTGATTGCGCGAAGCTCAAGCCTGGAGTCCCGAATGGACCGCAGCTTCCCGGCCAATGCCGGATTGCCAGCCGCCTCTTCGATCCTCGCCCGCTCGACAATATCGGGACGAAACTCAGGCCACCAGGGGCTCGGTTCCATGCCTTCGTCGACTTTCTTCTTGCGCGCCATCAAAGCTCCCTACCACACGTCGGACACTTGCCGCACTCAGAATCAGGGATCGGAGGATCCGAATCGACGATGCTCTCTTCGATGCTCCAGTCGCTCAGTAAATCCGCCAAGACCTGATCGCCGGTCTGCACCTCTCGCAACAGCGCCTCGAGCGCATTGCTATCCGTTGTAGCCATCTCGCTGCTACGATCCAACACCAGCAGAGCCAGCCGCTCCTTCTCCGGACTCAGTTCAACGTACTCAACATCGACGAGCGTTTCTTCCCCGTGACCAAGCGCCTGCATGACCCTCTCGTGTCCGTCGATGAGGTGCCCTGTCGTTCTGTTGACGATCACCGACTTGATGAAGCCAAGCTCCGCAATACTCGACGCGACCACGTCTCGCTGTTTCTGCGGATGCCTCCGATGGTTGAATGGATTCGCGAGGAGCTGTCCCGCTGGTTCCTTACCGTGCCCGATGATCGCAGACCGCCACGGACTCGAACTCATAATAGGCCCCGCCATTCCGCTAGATCAAGTTCATCAACTCGGCACGCGCTTCGGGCTGATCCCGCAGACATCCTAGCATACAACTAGTCAACATTTCAGCGTCCGGCTGTCGCACGCCTCGACACCCCATACAGGAATGGTGAGCCTTCACCACCACGCCGACACCTAACGGCTCTAGGTGTTCCATCAACGCTTGGGCGATCTGGTTGGTCATTCGCTCCTGAACCTGCGGTCTCCTTGCGAAGACCTCGACCAATCGCGGAATCTTGGATAGACCGATCACGCGGCCATTCGGAACGTACCCCACCGCCGCTGTTCCGCTGAACGTCAGCAAATGATGTTCACACATGCTGGAGAACCGAATCCCGCGAACGACTACCATCTGGTCGCTCGTCTCATTGAACACTGTCCCAAGAACTGATGCAGGATCAACACCGATGCCCGACGTCATTTCTTTGAAAGCCTTGACCACCCGCCGCGGCGTGTCCAGCAATCCCTCCCGGGCGGGATCTTCGCCGATCCATTGAAGCAGCCGCACGACTGCATCCTCAGGCCCCGACGAAGACTCCCACGGAAACCGAATCCAACCCGATGCTAGCTTCGCATGAGGCGCGATACCAGCAGGAGAGTTAGCCTTCCTTAGCAGCGCGTCACATCGAAATCCACGCTCTGCGAAACGCCCTAGCGTGCGGCCACTATCAACCAAGTCATCGACGACCAAAAGTTCGTCGCGAGAATATCCATCGAGTCCCGATACGTCAGCGTCCCGAGCATTGGGCGCGACCATCGGCAACCCAGTGTAGGCAGCGATCGGAAGACCGCCACACGGAACGCCGTAGACGATCTTAGCCCACGGATTGCGTCGGATCATTTCTTGCGTAAGGTCGTAGACCTCGAGCCAAGTCAGCGAACGTTCCATGCCTTGTGCTGCTGCATCGATAGACGCCATTCAGGATTTTCCTTGATGAGTTGAAGACACCACTGCACCGCCTTGGGATCGAGCGACCAACCATCAAAGGCTGGGCTGACGAGCTGATGCGTCGCCTTACAGGTCGGCTTGGGAATCGCCTGCCCATGCCCACGGACGTACTTTACCTCGTCTGCGGTCAACTGACGAACCGCGTGCTCTGCTACCTTCGGGCTTACTGTGATCCAATCCAGCCCCAACCCGCTGACGTCCTTACTGCCATTGGTCTCTATTGCGCAATGAAACCCGGCATCATGCAATGCAATGACCAAGCCACGATCGACCTGCAATGCCGGCTCGCCACCCGTCAAAACAACCCAAGGCTCTTGGCCATCCAGCCGATCCATAAACCACTGCGCCGGCTTGCCAACCGCCGCGTATGCTGCCTCAATGATCTCTTGCGCCGTCATCTTACGACCGGATGCGAACTCGGTATCGCAGTCAAAGCCACCCGGTGAGTCCGGCCCAGGCTCGACGCGGCACTTGAGGTTACACCCGGTGAACCGGATGAAGACACTCATCTGTCCTGCCCGCATCCCCTCGCCCTGAGGCGACCAGAAGATTTCATTAACGGTGTACTGTTTCATGGTCTTACCGTGACGGTTGAAGTATCGGTTTCCTGCAAGGACAATTCGACAACGTTTAGCCCGGTCGATCGCAGCTCAGATAAAATATGCTCCGCCATATTTTCCGCTGAGGTCACAAACGGGACCAAGTACACCCGAGAGCAGGCTCCGGATGATAGGAGAGCGTCACGCGATGGATCGGCATCATGCAGAAGCAGAGAATGATCGAGACGATCTAGCAGAGGTCGCACCCGATTCTCGAACTCTTCAAAAAGTATTGTCACGCTACCATCGCGCGGCTCATCCACTGTCACCTGGAGACCGTACCGGTGCCCGTGGATCGAACCACACTTGCCGCCGATCTCCTCATTGCGATGAGCAGCATAAAAGCGAAAGGTCTTTGTGATTTTCATGCCGCACTCAATAAAGGATCCTGCGCGCCTGCAAACTCGAACGCTTCTGCCCGCTCGGTACACGACCCGCACTTACCGCATGGGCGCGGTCCACCGACGTAACAGGTCCAGGTCTTCTCGAACGGTACACCAAGCGATAGTCCTATCTTGCAGATATCGCCCTTGGTCATGTTGATGTATGGAGCATGGAGTCCTAACGTATGCCAATCACACAAGCCAAAGGCGTTGCCCATCGCCTCCACAAACTCAGGGCGGCAGTCAGGGTAGATCGTGTGGTCGCCCGCGTGCGCACCGTAGGCGAGTCTGTCTGCCTTGCGAGCGATAGCCACGCCACCTGCTGCCGCAAGCATAAACATATTGCGGTTTGGAACAACGGTCAGCTTCATGCTCGGCTCATCGTACTTCCCGAACGGGACGGCGACAGTCGGATCGCTCTGACTGCTTCCAGTCAGGAACCACGACAGGCTCGACAAGTCGAGAACGTCGAACCGCACACCAAGACCGCGACACAACTCAGCGGCGCAAGTAAGCTCCTTGCCGTGCCGCTGCCTGTAGTTGACGCCGATTGCCTCGACCGAATCGCCACGGGCGAGGAGGTCATAGAGCAGGGTGACAGAATCCATGCCGCCGGACAGAATCAAGACAGTTTTCATCTTAGTCCCCTATTGTGGCAGTGGCATGAATTGCGACTCCCCCTCGCGGCTTCTGCCTGACCGTGACGGTCACAGGCGAGGCAACCGCCGCACTTATATCGCTCGCCATCCGTGACGCAAACTGCTCACAAAACATCCCATCGTTCTTAAAAGATTGGACGTACAGCTTGAAGGTCTTGCTCTCGATGCACTTGCCACCCGAAGGCGCATAGGTCGCTTCGATCGTGTACCAATCAGGTTGACCTGTCACGGGACACACCGCGCAGCATTCATCACTCACAAGCAGTACCTTTCCAAGTCCTGCTGGAGCGGCAAACGTCTCGAGTCCATCGAACGTTGCCCGTGCGGTGCCAAGTGCCCTCAACTCCGTCGGTGTCATATTTTCCTCAATGCTTCACAAGCTACGGGATTGCCAGTTGTCGCGAGCCGAACGTCGACCAGCGATGCCCACCCCTGTTTCTGAAACAGCGAGCCCCATTTTTCCGTCAGCCTTTGCTCCAGGTCGAGAAACCAGTGTATCTGGCTCCTGATATCCGTCTTTCCTCGAAGGCGAATCCTGCCGAACTCTTTCCATGCGCCATAAGCACAAGGCTGGAGGCACCAACTCGATGCGTCGGATGATTGGAAAGGATACTTGAATAGCATCCTATCCGACACCCACCCGAACGAGTGAAACTTCTTTGGCCAGCACAACGAGAAGCACTTGTCGTAAAAGGCTTCGCTCTGCTTTACCGACTCACCGAACCGACAAGAAAGTCCAATCTTGTTCCACCCGCCTGCGTATTCTTTAAGGATGCCGAAATCGTCTCCAATATGGAAAACCGGCATCGCATCGACGCCACTATCTTTCATGGCATGCGCATTGCGCAAAGAACCCTTGCCGCACCCTATAACGTCCAGAGCAATTATTTCTACCAGCGAAGGGTCCGATTGCTTCATGTTGTGGCAAAAGGTTATGTACTCCTGTAGGTCCACCTCCTTACCAAGACTCCATGCTGTATAGGCACCGCTATCTAGCGACCAATCCCTGAACCGAAGTCCAGTCCGCTTTTTAGCAAAGTCTTTGTAGTAAGCATAGGACACTAATATCCCTGGCAGTCGCCTCATTCTGCGACGTACTCCTTGCAGATAGAAGCGATGCAAGCCGATTCCGTTGCAACCGCATCTTGCTCATCGCGCCGATACAGTTCGACCGCGCGCTCAATTATTGCGAACTGCTCTACAGTGAAAGTGATAGACGTATCTTTCTTTGCATCTTTTCTAGCCGAATCGTCGACGGCGGGCGCGGGCGTCCAATCTGCGGCGAGTAGCGGATCGACGATGTAGTCAGGCCATACTAGCGGGGCTAAGTCGTCTCCGCACTCTTTCAGTTCACCCAAAAGCGAGGCCAGACGTTCCGAGTCCTTATCGGCCATAGCTGCCAGCGGGTCCAGGGTCGCCAAGATTTTATCGGCTTCAGACTCATTCACATCCAACACCAGCACCGGTACCGTTGCGTCGGCCAACTGTTCCGATCTCAGGTGCCCATCAATCAACATCAGCCGCCCGTCCTCCAACTCGCGAGCCAGGACAGCGCCGACAATGCCCAGTTCTTTCAAGACCCCGGCCATCGCTGCCTTTTGCGCATCCGGATGGGTTCGCCAGTTCTTAGGATTAGGTACAAGGCTAGACGCGCGGACGCGCCTCAACTCTTTAATGCGATCTTTGATAGCGACAGATCGACTCTTTGCCATCCCAGCCTCACTCCTCGCCGTACAAATAATCTGCAACGATCGACGCAACGCTCAACCACAAACCAACCCAGACCATCGCGAACAGTGCCGCACCGATCCGGGTCATCCACGTTCCATCATAGGTCGCCGCGATCGCCAATGGAATCACCGCCAGCAACGCCGTCGAACAAAAGGACTTCCACTGACACTCAACCCAACGCATCATGCCTCCGGCTCTTTCGCTTTGGTCGCTCGGACTTCCGCGCCCGTACCTTCTCCCGGTCGACGATCTCGGCCAGCCGGTAGCTCGCCGCGTCGTCCGGATGGAACACGCTGTAGCCGTTCTTGGCTCGCTCACGCATCACCCGGATCTTTTCCTCGCTGCCGGGTAAATGCTCGGTCGCCGGTAGTAAATCGCCGTACCTCATAGCCACCTCAACCAAAGATCCGCCTGTCGGCCGTCCTGCGAAATCATCGGGTTGGGGCTCCGCTCCATGCCCCAATGCTCGCAGATTTTAGCCGCATCGGAGTATCGGAAACAAGGGATCGTCACATGAGAAAGTCGATTGAGCTTCCCCAGGTGCTCGGCCCAGGCCATCAGCATCGTCCCGACTCCCAGGCCCCGGAACGCCGGATCTACCACCATCGCCGACACCCAGACCCGCGATCGGTCATAGACCACGCTGGCGCACCCCAGAATCTCGCCATCGAGTTCGGCCACCCAGTGGACCCGCTGCGACCCAGGACAGCCCGCGTAACGTC